AGAACCCGCCCCACCGGAACGCGGACTGCTATGCGACTCCGAATGTCCGAAATGCGGAAGCGTCCTCGCCGCACTCGACATGACGGCAGGACGCATCAACATGGCAGGACATCGGATTAGAATGGAAAGCGCGCACGGCATCGAAAAAGCCTGCGCCATCATCGAACGAACACTAGGAAAGGAGCACGAATGCGCGACCTATACACCACAATCGCCTACGGAATCATCGCCATCACACTGACCGCCATGCTCGCATTCGCATGGTATTCCGACTATGCGAACACGCCAGTGCACTACACGACGATACAGACCGTGGATGAAGGAGGCTACGAACACGACTGCCTCGTAGCCACCTACAAGAAGGACATGAAGATTGACTGCATCCATCCAAACGATTGAAAACCAAGCCCGCGCCATTCAAGAATCGCTCGGACGGCAACTCTCCGCACTGCCCGACGATTACGACAATCCAAAAACGCTGAAAGCGCGAATGGACCTGCGCAGGGCGTATAATGCCGCTACGGACATCGTGGAACTCACGATGCGGTTAAGATTGGAAAGACTGGTATGAACTTCAAACGATACGACAATCAGCGAATCCGACTAGTGGAAGGAACGGACCCGAATGCGACCGGTACCGGAATGGGAGGCTCTGAAGGCCAGACTGGAGGCCCAGAAGCCACGACACAGCAGGAGCCGACAATCACCCAAGCCCAGCTTGACGCCATCATCAGCCGAAAGCTCGCCAAAGAACGCGAAAAGCTCGAAGCGGCCCAGAAGGCAGCCGAAGACGCCCGAAAGCTAGCCGAGGAGACCGAGGCGCGCGTCAAGGAGGCACGCGACAAGGGAATCAGCCTCGGACTGTTGCAGGCGAAACGCAACTCCATCGCCGAACAGTACGGTCTGAGCGCCGAACTCCTGCCGGAAGACGAGACACGACTCGACGAATTCGAAAAGCAGCTCGCCGCAAGCATCAACAGCCGCACGCGCGTCACGCCGGTGACCGTCGAGCCGACCGCCAAGACGCCCGACTGGATGGGAACGGCGCATGCGTGACATCCGAATCCTCGGCGTGGTGATGCGTGACGAAAATGTTCCGGCAACCCTCTCAATCATCGACGGCGACATGGTGGTGCAATCACCGAAGGAGTTGGACGAAAACGAGAAAGACAAGCTGGTAAAACGTTTCGCCAAACGCATACTACAGCTGGGACTCTCGATGCACGACTGGAAGGAGAAGAATTGACCGACGAACTGAAGCCGCTCGCCACCGTCGAAGACACCGAAGCATACCTACGCCACAAAGTGCCCGTCAACCTTGTGGACTATGAGGAACGCAAACGCGGAGCCGCATCCAACGTGCTCCGCATGATGTACCGCAACCAAGGCGATGACTTGGACGAACAAGTCAACGAAGACCCGCTCACTCGCCAAATGGTCGCCGACATCATCGGAGTCAGCGTCGCACAGGACGTAAGCCGAAAAGAATCCATGTCCGACAGCGATACCGACCTGAGCGCGTTCAAAACGTTCACCCAAACGGCGGGCGGCTACAGTTTCACCGGCGAATGGCGAGGCAACACAGATGACGTGTTCTTCACCAACAACCAGCTCAAACAGCTGGGCGTCGGACGAGCCACCATAGCGAGGTTCCAACTCTGATGCACTACGGACTCAAAACCCACGAAATCACCGTCACCACCGGCGATGGCCAATACACGCTCAACGCCCTCGTGACCGCGAACACCACAAGCGAAGACACAAGCACGTTCGACAACATGACCGAAGTGGACTCGCTCACCATCCACGTCACCACCCCCGACACGCCACCGGAACTCGTTGGAGGCGAACTCGAATACCACGGAAACCCATACCGCGTAACCTCCATCAAACCACCCATCGACCCAGAAAACAGGGTGAAGTTCAACCCGTTCAAATGGTGCTTAAACGCCAAGCAGGTGCAATACTGATGGCAAGGCTGAAAGGCGCGAAAATCATGGTCTCCGCACCGAACGCGGCAACCAACCTCGTATTGCAGTCGGCAGGATTCCAACAGGAATCCCGCCGCGTCGCATCGCAAATCATGCCACAGCTGCGAACGGACTCATACAGGGACAAGCCGCCGACCATGACCACATACCGCACGCTCAGCACGTTCAACGGAACGCATCGAGCCGGAACGGAAATCAAATACCACAGAACGCCGCACTCCGGCGACACGCTGAAAGGATTCGGACTGTGAGCAAAGACAACGAAATCGTCGAAGACATCATCACCGGACTGTCCCAACGGCTCAACACGCGCGTATACGACAAGTATCCGACCGTGAAAAACCCCAGCCAGTATCCGCTCATCATCGTCACCCGCCAGAACGCCTCCGACATCACCCCATACATCCGACACTTGGACATCGCCATCACCGTGGTCACACGCGAACTCACAGGCGAAAACGACAACACGCTCAGCGCCGAAATCGGCGACGCACTGACCGACTGGTACAATCAAAGCCTCTGGGACATCATGGGCGCGCCACTGCTCAACACCACCGACGCGCAGCCCACCAAAGACGGACGCACATCCACCGTCTACAACTACCAGATGGAGTATCTGAGTTGAAGAGCACACAGGAGTCGGTCGAAGACCTCATGGAAATACTTTCACCGACAGCCAAAGACATCATCACCGACGAGCAGGTACGCCAAGCCCAAGCGGCAGCCAGCAGCGGCGACAAACACATGGCCGGCAAAGTCTTGGGAGACATCTGGAAGCAGGTCGCCGAAAAATCCGCAGGACTGGGCTTGGAACGACTCGACCCCGACAGTTTCGGCAAAAAAATCGGCTGGCTCCTAAGCCAGCAGCGTTCCGAAAAAACAGTCAGGGACTACCTCGCGAAATACAAGCGAGAACTGGCCGTCCAGCCAATGCAGGAGGCGACCGCAAACCTGTTCGCCATCGACTCGACAACGGAAGTCGTACGCGAAGCGGTAGGCGAGACATGCTCATGGTGCCTCGAACGGTGCGGCATCTGGCATCCCTACGACGCCAACCATTACGGCGTCTGGGTAAGACATGCAGGATGCGACTGCAAAATCTACGTAAGGAACAGCCTCACATGACACCAACCATCAACAACACTGACCCGCAATACCATGAAAGCCCGACGCGACGCACCATCATGAAAGCCGAAATGGTACGATGGTATCGAGAACAACGCCGCCAAATGGCCGAACAGTTAAGGAGGATTTATGGCAGGGAAGACTGAAGAAGCCCTCTCAAGCCGCATGGAACAGGTCAACGGACTCATCGACAAAGCCTACTCCGACATGGAAGAGTACGCGCGAAAAGCCGAAACAGACGATGATGACCGCGAATACAACATGAGCATGGCAACCAACGCGCAGAGAAACTACGTCAGCTTCATGAACCTGCTCATGACCATGACCAAAAACTTCGACGAAGCGGTGAAAGTCGATTCGCACAAAAGCAAGACCACAGCCGCCAAAACACCCAAAACCACTCTTCAGAAACTCGTAGCGAAGGAAGCGAAACGCGCATGACACTCACCATCGTGGACGAACAGACCATCTCATTCCCATGGATAGAACTCGTCAAAAACGCATACTCAATGCGCGTGCGAGTCAGCAACTTCAGCGCGGTCGGCAAACGCAGCTTCACTCGCATCCTCGCAAAAGCCATCGGCGGCGTCAACTCCTACTTCTTCATGCAGGACGGCGACCCGCTCAGCGCCGACTACCTTCCAACGGCAGACCTGCCATTGGAAAAAGTCTCCGCAGTAGGCTTGGATGGTCGCTGCTATGACGAAAACGCCGAGGAAATCGACGAAAACCTCCGATGCCTCACCCTCAGCCACGCGCCAGTCACCGACCAAGCCGTACTATTGGCACAGCGCGCCATGGTCATCGAAGGCCTCATCTCCCAAAACCTCGAACACCTCATGCTGCCCGAACCAGTCGTGGTCGGCACATCCCCCGACGTGGTAATCAAAGCCGACCCGAACAAGAATCCGGCCAACTGGACGAAATTCGACGCCAACGATGACCACGACACCATCGTTCGCCCCGAAGTCAAACGACTCAACCAATGGGACAACGGACAGCTCAAAACCCTCCTGCAAAACACCGCATTGAGCTTCCAAATGGAAACCGGACTCCCCCCGCAGGACGCGCAGATTCTCGACACGCTCGGAGCGACAACCCAATCATTGGTGTCGAACCGAGAAAGTTTCGTCAGCCGCACCCACATCATCAAACAGGATTTGAACGCGGTATTCGAATCATTGGGCATCACATTGGATTACGAGCTTACGTTCCCGCAGACCGCGCAGGACATCGCATCCATCGGCGACGCCTACGGCAAGGGCGCTGACGCAGACGTCCTCAAGAAATATCAGGTGGTGTGACATGCTGGTGAAGAACCCAAACTGGAGGGCGAGCGTACGCCCCACATCCGACGTGGCAATCATGGCCGCGGAATACGTGAACTGGGGCCGAGGAAACGCAATCCTCCCATTCCAAGTCGAATTCCTCAACAACGCCTTCCAGCGCAAGAAGGACGGCACTTGGAAATACAAGCGCGTCGCATTGAACATGCCGCGACAGAACGGCAAGACCAAAATCCTCACCGCCCCAATCCTCTACTACCTGTTCGTACTCGGCCTGAACGTGCTCGTCACCGCGCACGAGCAGATAGCCGCCAACAAAATCATGGAGGATTTGAAGGACGCCATCGACGCGAACCCGGAGCTGAAGGCCGAGGTCACGCATTTCAGCACCACCATGGGCCGCGAGCGCCTACAGTTAAGGAACGGCGCGTTCGTCCGATTCCGCTCCCGCAAGAGCGCTTCCGCTGGCATGGGCGGCACGTTCGACCTTGTGATTTTCGACGAGGCGCAGGAACTCCGCTCCGAATACGAGGCGATGATTACGAAAACGTTGAAGACGCGCCGCATGGCGATGATAATCTACACCGGCACGCCGTTCCTTCCCTCCTCCATCGGAGACACGTTCAACGTGTTCCTCGACAACGCCGAAGAGGATGACATGGCGTACGCGGTGCGTTATGGCATCGATGACGAGACGGCGGACATCGAAGACGAGCAGTTGTGGGCGCTCACCAACCCTCTCTACCCGGACGTGATTCCACGCGAAGCGTTCCTCACCGACGTGGCGATAGCCAAACAGGGCGGCGCGGACGGGCTCATAGACTTCCGCATCCAAGACTTAGGCCTGTGGTGGGCCGACAGCATTCCGCCCGCAATCCCCATGGACCTGTGGGACAGCGCATACTCCGACCTCCAGCATGACCGCGATACGCTCGTCTACGCGCTCACCTTCGACCCGGCAGCCAGCACGCTCGCCCTCAGCGTCGCCGCCAGTACCGAAGAGGTCACGGTCGGCTCGCAGCATTACGACAAGTGGGCGTACATCATCGGCGAAATCGTGGACGAACGTCCCACCACCGAATCATGGCAGTGGGTCTCTGACGAATTGAAGACACGCCCACGCAAGACCACGCTCATCTTGGACGCTGGCGGATTGAACAATCCGATAAGGGACATGCTGCCCCGCGGCCTGAACGTCATCCAACTAACCGGCACCGAATTCCTCGCCTCGCAGCAGGGATTCCTCGACCTGCTGAACGAGGGACGGTTCAAGCATACGAACAATCCGCAACTGACCGCCGAAGTGCAGAATGCGCAGAAGCTCAAATCCGGTTCCGATGACCAGTGGAAGTTTGCGCCGATACGCAAGACCGAAACCACGGCGGGCTTGAAGGGCGTCAGCATCGCCGCATGGTATCGCGGCGTCAACCGTCCGAAGGAACGCAAGGTTCGGGAGGTGATTGCCTGATGGGCAAGGATACGGGACTCTACCATCGCAACCGCACCATCCTCCGCGAGCGTACCAAACGTACGGGAGCTCCCTGCTATTACTGCGGCGAACCATTCTATTGGGGTCGCAATACGGCGCATCCGTTGGCGTTCACCGCAGACCATGTGATACCGCGCGCCGCTGGCGGAAGCGACAGGATGGACAATCTCGTTCCCGCGCACATGCAGTGCAACCGCGCCAAGTCAGACCATATGGCAAGTCCTGCGACACGCCGAACGCGAACTGCGACGAGAAGGTGGTAGAATGAATATTGTTGCGCAGCAATGTGCAGCTCCTCTCTTGTGATTCTGGTTTCCAGCACCCCGTTTGACGAAAGTCAGACGGGGTGTTATGCTATGTCTTGGAGACGGTCGGCAGACATTCGAAGCTTCGTTATCATGCCAAGCCCGACCATCTCCCCACAAATGTACGGACTTGAACCGCCCAGCACAGTCGTTAAACAATGCGTGGGCATACCCACTGGGTGACCGTGGGGTTGAGGCGAACACAGCCGGAAACAATCGTGGTAGAGGCCGAGTCGGGGCCGCAATGCAGAAGGCCGACACCATCCACCACGAAAGGCAGTCATGTCCCTAGCGACAATCGAACTGAAGCCGGGCTTCGTAGACCGCAAGCTGATCTCCAACCAGCCCGCAGCCGGAGCCATCGCCAAGATTTCCAACAGCACTCCAATCGACCTCATCGGCACGCAGATGCAGACCATCGACTTCTCCGGTGAAATGGGCATCTTCGGCGAAGGAGCCACCAACGAAACCGAAGATGAAAAGAAGAAGAAGTCCAACGAGGCCACCAACGGAGTCGTGACCATCAACCCCATCACCTTCTACATCTCCTACCGCTTCCCGAAGAAGTTCCTCCAACTGTTCGGCGTTGACGGCGCATACAATCCGACTGACGCCACCTTCCGAGCTGGTTCCCCGCAGACCATGCTCCAAAGCATCCTCGCACAGCCGTATCAGGCCGGAATTCTCGACCAGTACCGCACGTACGTGAACCGTGCCATCAGCCGCGCCCTCGACTTCGCCCCCATCTTCGGCGTCAACCCGGCCACCAAGCTCGCATCCGCCGTCGCACGCACCAACGGATACGTGCTCGCACACGCTGACGGCATCAAATACACTCCGGGCACTGGAGCAGAAGCCGCCACCGCGTTCAAGCAGGCCGTGCGAAAGGTCGCCGAACAGGGCGACGCCTCCGCGCAGGGCGTCACCACCTCCGCCTACTTGGCCGCTATCGGCGACGGCCTCACCACCAGCGGCACGCCGACCCAGTATGCGTCCGACGTTCCGCTCATCGGCAACATGGTCAACCTTGGCGGCGTCACCCTCGCAGCCTCCAACACCGTGTCCGATACCGCCGCAGCCACCGGCTCCGACTCCGCCCTTCTTAAAGGCAAGGTGGTGCTCGATGCGGTCATCGGCGACTTCGCCAACCGTTTCGTCTGGGGTGCAATCCCACTGTCTGGCATCGAAGTGTTCGACTCCGGCAATCCGGACGGTTCCACCGAAGGCGACTTGGGCGCCGTCAACAAGGTGATGCTCCGCACCGAAGTCGCAATCGGATGGGGCTTCATCGGCGGAACCAGCAAGTTCTACGCCATCACCCACACCGCCGCCTGACATTTACACGCATGGGCGGCGTCGCCGCCGCCCATCCATTGATTAAACGTTAAACTACGAAAGGAATTGAGATGGGCGCAAAGCAGTCTTCCGCAAACGTGACATTCTCGAAGCCGGGCTCCAGTGCCAACAAGTCCGGCTATATTTGGGTCGCTCCACTGGGCACCAACATTCCAAACGACGCCACCACCGAACTGGACACGGCATTCGTCGGCCTCGGCTACCTGTCCGAAGACGGTCTGACAGAACCCGCATCCCTCACCGCAGGCGATGATATCGTGGCCGCAGGCGGCGATACCGTCGCACAGGCCGACCCGACGTTCTCCAAGACGTGGACCGGCACATGCATCGAAGCGTTGAACGAAGACCTGCTCAAGGTCGCATACGGCTCCTCCAACGTGACGGTCGCAGCCGCAAGCTCTTCGGAGGATGGCACCATCACCGTCAAGGAGCAGGCCGGCGACCTTGAACATCATGTCATCGTCATCGATGAAATGCTGAAGGGTGGCCGCAAGCGCCGCAACGTGATGGCGGACGCCACCTTCCTCATCACCGGCGACATCAGCCACGTGCATACGGCCCTCGTGAACTTCGAGTTCACCATCAACGCCTATCCGACCGCAGACCAGCCCGCGCAAACCCAGTACATCACCATCCCAAAAGCGTAAGCTCTCCGAATCCGACGCTGACAGTCACCGTATCCGACACTACGGTGGCTGACGGCGGAGCGATGTGGATAGTCGGAAACTGGGGACAAGCCTCACCATGGACACGTAATGCCGGTGTGAAGATGGTTAAGGGCGATGATGACGTCTATACTGGTGAACTCTCTCTCCCGAAGGGCACCAAGTTCGACATCAAGATTCTGAAGTCCACGGTCTCTGAGACGAGCGGTGGCGATAACGCTTGGTCTGCGATCAGGTATGCCAGCACTCTGAACAACTCAGCATCGCATGATTTCGGAGAGTTTACCGACAATCTTATTCCCAACGGCGACTTTGAGAAAGGAACTGTGGGGTGGAATCCGTCGAACATTTTTATCTCGAAAGATAAATCTGCGCCGAGCGGAGAACACATCCTTGTAACTGGTACAGAGCATCCTAATGTCGTCACTTCCGCTCCATTCACCATTCCGCCTAATCAGAAATTAAACCTCTCTCTGTATGCAACAACTTCCTCAGTTGTTAATAAGGCAATCTTCTCAGCGAAAATTGTCTCCACGCAGATAGTCATGTTTGAAGGGGCTGGTAAGGTAGATAAATCTATGCAGTGGAAGCAGTTTAGCGGCACATTCACGACCGGGAGCACGCCTATGGAAGCCCAAATTGTCCTCACAAGCTCGTCCCCGCGGATCGGAATGCATTTCGACAAAGTGTCGCTCGTCTCGCCGTGATGGGAACCATACCCCACATGCCATCATCTATTGACCGGCACGTGGGGTATCATTATATAGAAAGACAACGAAAGGAAACCCCATGGCAAAACGCAAGCCCACCATCACCATCGAAGACTTCAACGACGGATGGGCGGACGCTTATGCGAAACTCCTCCGCAACCGCAAATTCCAACAGGCCCTCCACTCCGAAAAAGTCGAAGACGGCGTGGAAACCATCTGGCTCGTAGACAAGCTCATGCGCGGCGTGCTGAAAGAAAACAAGTACGAAGCGGTCATGAACGCATTCGATGATGACGTGCTCGACGCATGGGAATACTTGTCGGGAAAATTGCCGACAATTACGGAATCACCGTCGAAAAACTGACCTATGCGATAAACCCCGACAAATGGGACAGTCAAATACTGGCCGACTTCGCAAGCCAATACGGCAGTCCACGACAATACACCATACTGGAACGGGCGAAACTGATAGGCACGTTCGGCGCGGTCGCACGACTCTTGGACATCATCCAACAGTCAACGCTCGCACCCTACTCCGGCAAGGGGCGGAAACCTAAAAGCGTGCTCCCAGCCAATCAGAAGAACACCAAAAAGGAGGATTATGAACTAGATTCGATGAACACCGAAGACATCAACAAGGCGTTGGGTCTTCACCGAAAGGAACAATAGATGGCAAAGGGCAGTATCGCGACCGCATGGATACAAGTACTTCCATCGTTGGAAGGCTTGCAGTCCGCACTTGTAAAGGCAAGCAAGGGCGCGGTGCTCACCCCCACCATTCAGCCCAAACTGGCGTCAGGAACGAGCCGCCTCTTCGCTTCGAACGGCTTGGGCATGTCGAAACTGTTCTCCGGCTCGTTCAACAAGAACCTCAACCTGCAAGGAGGCGTGAAAGGCGCGCTTGACAGCGTGTTCGCCTCCTTCACCACTGGCGGCCAGCGTTCGGCCAACGCTTTCGGAAACAGTTTCGCAAACCTCGACCTCAACAAATATCTGAACGCCGCCGCCGCCATCGCCGCGGTCGTATCGGTCGGCAAGGCCGTCAAAAACGTCACATCCGACATTATTGAAATGGGCAACCAGTGGGGTCAGACCACCGCCATGCTGAAAAACGCGGTAGGTACCACCGGAGACTATAAAAGCTCGCTCGAAACGTCACTGGAATATGCGAACAAGGTCGGCGTCGCAACGGACGATTTCGTACAGTCCGCCGCACGTCTGCGCACGCTCGCGCCGGAAGTCGTAACCAACTACGCCGATGCGGCGAAATTCACCAAACTGCTCGACATGAACATGGTCAGCACTGGCGCATCCACTCAGGAAGCGTCCAGCGCCATGCGTCAGATTACCCAAGCGTTAGGCAAGGGCATCGTCAACGGCGACGAACTGAACTCCATCATGGAGAACGCGCCGCAAATCGCACGAATGCTCGCCAAGCATCTCAACGTTTCCGTAGGCGAACTGAAACAGTTGGGCAAGGAAGGCTCAATCAGCGGCCAAGACCTGTACGACACGGTGCTGGAAAACGCCGCCGCCATCGAAAAGCAGTTCACCGCCATGCCCGTCACGGCAGACCGCGCGTGGAACAGCATCAAAAACACGATTGGCGTAAGGTCTGCGGAAGCGGCTACCGCAGTGTCGGCCAACATCGGCAAAACACTGACCGCCATCTCCAACTCGGGGATGGTGGGCACGTTCGGCGAAATGCTCGCAGGATTCGTACCCTTGACGAACGCCGCCTCCACATTGGCCGCCACGTTCATCAACCAGCTGGCACCAGCCGTCAACAAGGCGTTCAACGCGCAGCAGGTCGAACAGTTCCTCGCCCCGTTGACAAACCTCATCAGCGCTAACTCGCAGAACATCGACCTCCTAACCTCCTTGGGCGACGTCCTGAACACGGTGGGCATCATCGGCGCCACAGTATTCTCACTCATGGTCGCTACGAACGACCGATTCGCCTCCCGTATCCCGTTCATCGGTACCGCGCTGGTCGGCGTGAAGAACACGCTCATCAAACTCGGCTCCAGCTTCACCAGCGTGTTCGGCGCGGCAGTGTCCGCATCGTCCGCGGCAATCGACAAGCTCGCATCCATGGCCGACGCGATGTCGAAAACATTGTCAGAATCGACGAAAGTGCAGAACGCGCTCGGCAAATTCAATGTCGCATTCGAAGACTTGGGCTCGTGCGCGTTCAGCTTCGGACAGAAAGGCGCGGAAGGCTTCGGCCTCGTCGAACAGGCCGCGGTGAACCTGTGGAACGGCGTCGGACAGGTGTCCGACAATGTGAAGCTCCTCCAAAACGGCTTGAACATGATGGGTTCCGACGTTGACGCGCTTCCCGAAACGTTCCTCAAAGCGTTCGAAACCCTCAGTACCGAAGTGGACGTCGCCGCACGGAAGGAGGCTCCAACCCTCATCCAAGCGTTCCGTGACATTCGCGCCGCCGCCGACACCATCGTAGTGGATTCGGACATCTACCATACGTTGAACACTGCCGGACAGAGCGCCGACATCTACCGTGACAAGCTCGTGCAGGTTGGCCGCGAATTCAAGGAGCTTACCGGCCTCAACATTCCGAACGTGTTCCTTCCCCTGGTCGGTTCGGCGGTGTCCGCGTCCGACAGCATCATGCAGACGTTCGGAAACCTGAAATCCGGACTGTCCAACTATGCCGAAACCACGGCGCAGCAGTGGGCTCCGGTCAAGGAGGTTTTCACAGAAATCTTCTCCAGCGCGTCCGCTGCGGCCAAGACGAAGATGGAAGTCCTTCGAGCCGACGTCGAATCCGGCGTGCTCACCATGGTCGAGAACGTGAAGGGCAAGGCTGTTGAATTCAAGACCGCGTTCAGCGAAATGCTGGACACGACCGGCATCAGCGACACCATGTCCAAACTCGGGTCGGCGGTAAACAACGGGCTCTCCTCCGTCAAGGGCGGACTCAAGTCGTTCGGCTCGGAAGCTGCGTCCACATTGTCCATTCCGTTCCGTGGCATTCCGGAAAAGATTTTCGGCTCGTTCAAGGGACAGAATCCATTTACCCCGTTGACGTCCGCGGCGAAGACGGTCGGCGCGGGACTGTCCGCCACGTTGGGTGGTGCGGTAACCCGTCTTATTGGACGGTTCGCCCCACTGGCGTCCGCAGGAAAGGTCGCCTTCTCCGCCATCGGCTCCGCAGCGTTGAAAGTATCTTCCGGCGCATTGAAGGGATTCGGTGCCGCTGTGAGGGGATGTGGTGCGGCAATCGGCAAGATTGGCAGCATCGCCTCCTCACTGGGCGTGACCGGTGCATTGTTCACCGGCCTGACCACCGGATTCCAGACATTGTTCAAGCTTGACCCGAGTCAGATGGCGGGCAAGTTCGAGGAATGGCAGTCGAGTCTTGACAATGCGTTGGAAGGCGTGCAGACGAAACTGCCGGCCATGGCGAGCGCGTTCGCCGCAGCTCTCCCGCAGATGGTTTCCAGCATCACCACGGCGCTTCCCGGCATCGCCAACGCTTTCGTGAGCGTGGGCCAGACGCTCGGACCGGCGTTGACAGCAATCCTACCGCAAATCACGCAGGCGTTCTCCGGCATGTTTGCCCAACTGCCCGCCTTCATCAGCACGTACGGCCAGCCGATGCTGGAAACGTTCGGCACGCTGTTCGCCACGATGGCGGGACAGATTCCGTCGCTCATGACTTCGCTCGGTCAGGCGTTGATAACCGGCATTCAGGTCGCGTTCTCCGCAATCGGAGACAACAGCGGCGCAATCGCCGGGTTCATCAGCGGCTTCGGCGCATCCTTGGCGTCAGGCATCCAAACGTTGGGCACCACCGTGATTGCAGCCCTACCGTCCATAGGACAGAGCATCGCCACCGCGTTGCCTACGCTGATTCCGGCATTGATGTCCGCGCTTACCAGCGTGATAACGTCGCTCGCCGCTGCACTGCCGGGCATTGCCGTCGCCATCATCAACCAGCTGCCCGCCATCATCGGCGGCTTGGTGACGGGCATCGTCAACAGTCTGCCCACGTTGCTGGACGCTTTCATCAGCGTGGTGACCAGCATTGCGGCGAACTTCCCCAGCATTTTCATGGCCGTCGTGAGCGCGATTCCTGCGATTATCGGAAATATCGCGCGCGCGTTCGCTGGATTGGGCGGTAGGATTCTCAACCAAATCGGCGACATTCCAAGCCGCATCACGGGATTGTTCTCCGATGCCGGCTCATGGCTGCTGAACTCCGGCGCGGCGTTGATGAACGGTTTCAAGGAAGGCATTCTCGGCGCGGTCGAAAACGTGAAAAGCGCGGTGAAGGGCGCGTTGCAGAAGATTCGAGACTTCTTCCCGTTCTCCCCCGCGAAGGTCGGCCCGTTCTCCGGCTCCGGCTACACCAGCGTGTCCGGCGAGCATCTGATGCGCGACTTCGGCAAGGCCATCGGCGCTCAAGGCTCGTTCGTGCGCGGTCAGGTCGATGACGTGCTCAGCTCCTTGGACTTCGACCAGATTGACGCCGACAATCTTGGCATGGTGTCGGCACCGCAGCTTAAAGACTATACTGGAATGGTGGCGGCAGACGGTCAGCGGTATGCTGGCGGCGTCCACATCGACAATGTGGTAGCAAGCCCGTTGAGCGACGTGGAACTGGTGGCCCGCCGATTCGGATACGCTTTGAACAGTGAGATGATTGGAAGTGTCAGACCTTGAGCACGATAACCGTCACCGTAGGTGACATCACGCTTTACGGCGATGCCGGACACGAGTTCACATTGGTGTCCATGAGCGGTTTCGACGATTTGCCGTCAGCCAAGACCGAACAGGATTCTTGGGCTAGGACTGACGGCAACGCCATTCCCGGCACCACATACTATGATGGGCGCACCATCACCGTCAACGGCTACTATGCGACCAGTACGGTCGAAGACACGGACGAGATGATGCGCCGCCTACGCGGCATGGCCGGACGCTTGGTCACCGTAACCGTCCAGAAGGGTGCCGGCGTCGCATTGTCCTGCGATGCGGAACTCAGGTCGATGACCGTGGACGAATACCGGTATCGTGGGAAGGCCGCATTCCAGATTGGACTGCTCGCGCCGTCCCCCTACCTGTACGGGCCGTCGCGCTCGCAGACGGTAGGCGTGCCGACAGACGGCGAAGGCATCCTCGACCCGCTGACCGACCCATTGACTGAAGGCGAGGTAGGCAATCCGGGACGCGTCGCCATCACCGGAAGCGGTTTCGCGCCGACGCATCTTGTCGTGAAAATCCGTGGCGGCCTGTCAGAAGGCGTGCGCATCCACTGCATCGAAACCGGCGAAGCCATCGAATTCCACCGTCAAATCAATCCCGACGAAACGATGGTGTTCGACTTCGACGATGAGCGTGTGCTGTTTCAAAACCAGTCGGATTTGAGCATGTTCCTCACCGAAGAGAACTGGTTCCGCCCTTCCGGCGATGCGACGATACAGTTCACCCCATTGGGCGTACAGTCTGGCACGCCGACGATGACGGTCGAATGGAAGGAGGCTTGGAGGTGAAAATCTATCTCGCAGACCTACTGACCGGACGCCACATCATCCCACTGTCGCACACGTCCGCGGAATGGGAGATGAAACTGAACGACACCGACTCGCTCACCGTCAAAGTGCCCATCTACGCTTCGTCCGACGATACGCGCGTCCAATACATTGCGAACGATGCGCGACTGTTGGATTTGAGGAACACCGCGGCCATTGGCAAGACCGTCATGGTCGCCGAAGATGACGGGCTTATGGTCGGCGGCGTGCTCATGCGCCGCGAGTATGACGCCGAGTCCGGCATTCTCACCCTCGTTGCCTCCGGCATGTGGACATATTTCGACCATAGGACGATTCTTCCGGCGAAAGCGAAGGGTAAAAGCCTTATCAAGCCGGACGGTTCGCCAGACCCGCAATACGACACGTCGTACAGGAACGTCACATGGAACACGGTCGCACGAAATCTCGTCGAACAGGCCATGAGCTGGCCGAACAGCAATGTGCCCGTCGTGTTGGAGGCTGCGGAGGTCGGCAAGTCCGAAGCGAACTATCAGGCCGTTGACCTCAACTATGTTGGCGAAGTGCTGACGAACATCACGAACTATCAAAACGGCTGCGACATCGGATTCTTCCCCACGCGCACCGCTGACGGATTGGGGTACGAGTGGCATATGAAGACCGGTCATCCGCTGCTTGGCGGCGAAACCCACTATTTCAGCGCTTCGGCCATGCAGCCGGGCATCGCATCCCTGTCCGCCACGGATGATGGCGACAAGCTCACCTCACTGCAATGGTTCACGTCCGGCAAATCCGACGATAAGACGCTCGTCGCCTCAGCCTATACGGACATTCTGGAGAAGGCGGGAGCGCCAGTCTGGGAGAGCGTGGATTCCAGCCATTCGACGGTCAAATTGCAGAATACGCTTCAAGCGTATGCGAACGAGGCGGCGGCGGTCTACTGGCAGCCCGTGTCTTCGACCGAGGCGAAAGTGCATCGCGGATACCTGCATTCCGTGAATCAGACGCTCGCCAACTATACGGTGGGCGATTACATTCGGTTCACGACGAAAGGCGACTGGTATTATACGGATGGTGCGCACACGCGGCGCATCACCGGCATCAAAGCCGATGAAAGCTCGAATTGGATTACATTCACGTTGGGTGACGTGTTTGACGGTGTGAAAGTGACGGTGGATAATGGTTGACGAGATTGTCGTGCATCAGGGAGAGTCGGCTGACGGCATCATTCCGGTGGCCGAAGACGACGAAATGGTCATCGACGTGAAGAATCCGGCGCAGGCCACCAACAAGCTCGTATCCACTCTGAACGAGTATGGTCGCCGGTTGCGCGAACTGGAGAGACCGTCAGGCTCCCAGCCGACTCAGGCGATTCAGAAAGTGTTGGACGTCAGTGCGAACATCGACCATACGGTGACCGCATCCATCAACAGGAACTCATATGACCGTGCGACCGTCGACCAAAAGTGCAATGCGTGGAATTGGGGCGTCCTATCGCAGGGACGCGGCGGAACGAATACGACGAACGCCTACGCCAACCTGTTTTCCGTAGGCTCATGGCGTGCCGTATGGGCATTGTCAGACGGCACGTTAGGAACAGCCCAATCATCCCGCAAGGTGAAACAGGATTTCATGATGCCGGACATCACGTTGGAGCAGATGCGTGCCGTGGATTGGACGCTCTACCGTTACATTGATGACGTGAATCTGAACGGTGACAGTGCGACCGTCCATTTGGGTATGATTGCCGAAGATTTGGACGATAACGGTTTGGGGCAGTTCGTCGAGTATAATGATGATTATGAGCCGTGCGGCATCAACTATCCGATGCTCGGCGTGTGGGCCGTACATGAGGCGCATTTGGCGCACGACCGCATTGACGAATTGGAGTCGCGTCTGAAGGCGCTGGAAGGAAAGATTGATAATGGCATTGAGGAATAGTCTGTTCGCGGTGTCCGGCAAGGCGTCGTTTTTGGATGCGCGCCGCGACATGAGCGGTCTTTTTGTCTGCGACAATACGACGATGATGCCCATCGCGGGCATTCTTGACCGTTCGCAGGACAATCTCGTGACGGGCAACAGTAATTCCATGAGCGTGACGGTGCACCCGTTCAACGCGGTGTTGAACCGTTACGGCGCGTTATTGGTGCAGAACGACGGCAATGCGAACGTGGCATTGTCCGCGGCACCGTCCGTCAATTCGCGTATCGACGTGGTGTATGTGAAGCAGAACGAGACGCGCTCCCCAATGTCGGACGGTTCGGACGTTCCGGCGTTCGGAGTGGCTAAAGGCGTGGCCGCCGCGACGCCAGTTGCTCCCGATGTTCCGGACGGCGCTTTGGCTTTGGCGCAGGTGTTGCTTCCTGCTGGAGTGTCGAATACTGCCGCTGGCGGAGTGGTCATCACGCAGACGTATATCGGAGCCGCGTTGAAGGGTGACATGCTGCGGGTGCAGACTTCCGCGCAGCGAGACGCCCTGACCACGGTGCCTGAGGGAACATTGCTGCATAATGTGGCTGACGATTGCGATTATGTCAGAAAAGGCGATAAGTGGCGTGGATGGAATATGCCGTGGTGTGACATTCATCTCGACAAGAATACCGTGAACATATGGGCTTCCAATGGTGTCGCGCACATCAGAGTTCAGACCGGTGATATCAACCTGACCGGTTGGGGCTCGTATGTAACCATCGCGTATGTGAGCAACAGCGCCTTCCGTCCAGACATCCCACAAGGCATCGATGCGTGTACTGGAAATGGCTATTTCCCGACGTTTTTGGGCATCTACTCCGATGGAAACGTGAAAGTCGGATATGCTGGCGGTCAGATTGGAAATCGTTCCATATCGTCCGTTCTCACCTACGATATCGGCTAGGCCCTCCACTCCCTGCACTGCCATCCTCCGGTTATGCCGGAGTATACGGCATTGGTGTTGCCGAGCATGATGATGTGACCGTCCGGCTTCACGAAATTGCACCATTCGGCGTTGACGGCACCTATGGTACCGTAGTTGAGGGCGGCAGGGTTGTCTCCGTGTGGTCTCCATCCGGTTGGAATGGATTCGTTCGCCGTACCATGGTTCTGCTGGTTTGACCCAGTGTAACGTATGCTTCCGGACACGATAACCGTATCCCATTCGCGGAAAAGCTGCGCCTTATCGGTGGTGAACGGTATGCTGACGCCGATGGTGTCTCTTGTCTTGGCCCACTTGCCGCTTGGGGTTCTGACATAATCGCAATTATTGGCTAAAATAGTGCCATATGAGCACTGAAGTCATCGTAGCGTTCATTACCGGCGTCTGCGCCATCATCGTCGCACTCGTCACATGGAGGCAAAACAGCAAGACCAACCTGTCCGAAGCCTATCGAAGACTTTCCGAAGCACAACTGAACATGCAGCGGGAAATCGACCGGCAGGACGAGAAGCTTGCCGAATTCATTCAGGAACGCGACAAGCTCCGCTATCAGGACGATTTGAAAACCTCCTACATTCGGGCAATCGGACATTGGTTGAGCGAACTCTGCAACGTTCTCGACCCCGAGTTTTTGGAACAGTATCCGAAGCCAAGACTGCCGGACGGGCTTCGAGGTATAATAGAACCGTTGGAAAGCGACAATAGTAAGGAGCAGAATATTGTTCACTAAGGATTTTTGGGTTGACACGTTTGAGCGTGCAATCCGTACCGCATGTCAGGCGGCATTGTCCGCCGGCGTGGTTGGCGGCGTCGGCCTGTTCGACGTGGATTGGCTGAACGTTTGCGGCATCGCCTTGGTTGCGGCCATCGCAAGCGTGTTGACGTGCGTGGCGTCGAGCGGCAAGACGGATTCCATCAGTCCGGCATCGCTCGCAACGTCTGAAAAGTCGAAGATTGCAGGCAAGCATATTGCGGAGGTTTCTGAATAATGAGGTTTGTGGATATCAGCAATTGGAAGGCTGACGTTGACGTTTCCAAGATTGACGCGGATGGCGTCGTGGTCCAGTGCACTTGGGGTGCCGGCGAACTGACGACTGACAATGGTCTGGTCGATTCCGTGTGGGTTGGTGCAGATGAGAAGATTCAGGCCGCCGCTGCACGCGGTCTTGCGGTAGGCTACATGCATTATCTGCGTGGCGTGAACGCTTCGGAGGAGGCGTATTTCTTCGCTGAGCACACCAAGGGGTATTTGGGCAAGTATGTGCCGTGCGTGGATTGGGAGAGTGCCGATAATGCGGCTTGGGGTAATCGAGCCTACTTGGACGAGTTCCTTTACCAGTATATTCGTCTGACTGGTGTGAAGCCGCTCGTATATGCGCAGCGTTCGGAAATCCCGTTCATCAAGGATGTTTGCGCCAAGCATGATTGCGGTATTTGGGAGGCGTGTTACGCGTCCATGGATGCGGTCGGCTGGCAGGATGCCGATTCGATTTGGTCGTATGTGGCGTATCCGATGCGTCAGTTCACGTCGAACGGTCATATTGGGGGGTATGCCGGTTCGCTTGATTTGAACTATTTCGCGGGCGATAAGGCCGCTTGGGACAAGTATGCTGGCGTGGGTGCGGACGTTTCTGTGAATCCGGCTCCTGTGCCGGTGGTTTCCCCAGCTCCGACTGTGGTCGCCACCACGTATGAGGTTTCGGTGGACTCGTTGAACGTGCGTACCGAACCGTCCGTGAAGGGCAATGTTGTCGCCAATTATGAGCTCGGCCAGAGGGTTGTGTTGGATGGTTGGGGCACTTATGCAGACGGATTCCTGTGGGGCCGTTATATGGGCGCTTCTTCGGGCGAGCCGAGGTATGTTGCCATTGGCACCGATTCCGGTAGTGAATGGTATTTGACAATGTGCCGCTGACCGGCTATGATTAGGGCTGTTGGAAGTTTTTACCAACAGCCCTCCTTTGGTTTCTCCCTAACCCCCGGCAAGGTTCATGCTGGGGGTTTCTCTTTTCAGTCATCCAACAACATGCATCCAATAACCGTTAGGATTGCCGTCGCCACGTACAGGATGAAGATGCGCGTGTTCCATGCGTTGCACGCCCACATGATGGCTGCGACGAATCCGAGCAGGACGATGGTGCAGATGATGAGTTTCAGGGTTTCCATCAGAATTTCTCGCCCTGCGCTTCCGTTTCAGTCGCCACCGCGCAACCTCCAACACTTCGTACAGTATCCGTTGAACAGCCACATTTCTTTCGTAGTGAGCTTTTTGAAGCAATGCTTGCATAGCTTCGGGTCGAGGTGGGCTAGTGCTCTAATAACACTCATCGGGGTACTCCAATCCTTCCTGCCTGTTCTCGTCCGTCAATGCCGAGTCGATGTCCTGCTTGCAGGTTTCGCACAGCATTTCCGGATACCATTCCTCCAACGTCATATCATGCCCGCAGTTGAGGCATTGGCGAGGTGCCGTTCTCATGTCAGACCTCCACTGCCGGCTGCGGAGCCTTCTGATGCTGGTAGTGACCGACCATGCCGTATGGTTTTGCCGCAGCCGCATTCAGATATTCGAATGATACTTGGCCGATTCTCATGCCGGGCTTCAGTATGATTGGGAAACTGTTTTCGTTTTTCAGTTCGACGGTGATGGTGCCGATGAATCCTGCGTCGATGAATCCTGCGGTCATGTGCGTGCAGAGTCCGAGCCTGCCGAGGCTGCTTTTTCCGTCGAACCGTGCCATCATATTGTCCGGGAGGCTGATTTTCTCCACGGTCGCTCCCAATACGAACTGTCCGGGTTGCAGCATGTAGCCATTGTCGATTTTGACGGGCTTGGTGTGGACGCCGTGCAGCGTGTGGTCGCTGCCGTCAGCGTAGCTATCTTTCGTGTCATTGGCGTAGATGATGATGGTGTCCTGCAAGGTCACGTCATACGAGTTGGGGTTCAACTGTTTTCCCGTGTATGGCAGGATGAGGTCTTGATGGTCCACGCACTGTTCGATGGTGATATCGTTCAGCATTTCTTTCCTTCCTGCATGAACGCCAATGCCATTACGAGGTAGGCGATGGCGTCCAGATACGAGTCTTCCTTGCTTCGGTCGTGTTTGATGCGTTCGATTTTCAGTTCGGCCATCATGATGGCGACATCCACTTCCGCATCGTCGCAGCCGAACCATCGTTGGGAAATGTTCTTGAACATGGCGTGCGGATTGCCGTATTCTTCGGCTTTCTCCCCGTTGAGCATGTCCTTCACGTGGTCGAGATTGTCGGCGATGCGCGTGTAGATGCCGCTTTTCGCGGTCTGCGGCTGATGCACTGCGATCCCAACTGCACTGGCCGTCTTGTCGGCCAACCGGTGCAGTCCGTCCGCGATTTGCGGGAGCGCCTTGTTGACGTCTTCCATCACCTTGTCATAGTTGCCGTTCGTTTTTGATGATGTCATCTAGGGTTTTCCTTCCTTCTATCACGTCCATGACCTTGCGGTTCCATGGCGTGTCCGGTACGAGTATGCGCTGCCGTCCCTGATAGGGGCTTCCGCGTCGTACCAGTCTTCTGTTGGCCTGCTCCCAGTCGGCGTATGTCCACGGGAGGTCGAGCCATATCTGGTCTTTTATGAGATGCTGCAAACCGTCCACGCCGGTGCCCATCGACTGCGGGTTGGCGACTATGAGCCGGTATTTTCCGCGTTCTTCGTCGGACATGGCGAGGAATGTTTTCGCGTCGGTGCATGGCGTCCAAGTGCGGTAGATTTCGTCTCTTACCGCCTTGAACCGGGTCCATGCGAGCAGTGGCGTCTGGTCTTCGCGTCTCTTGGCTTCACTGTAGACGGTTTTGAGTTTGGACACGCCGAACCAGTATGATTCTCCACGGTCTTCGGTCTTGTAGGCGAAGCCGTCATCGAGTTGGGCGAGTTTGACTGCGGCGGCGCTCGCACTGGCAGCGTACACGTCTTCGGCCAGTTGGTGCGTGTTCGTCCACTGTTCCAGCGCCATACCCTCCTGTTCGGTTTTCGGCGATGGGAGCCATTCGACTTGCGGTAGTGGGTTGCCGCCGCGTCGAATGTCCAACACGAGCTTCTGCAACCGCTGGCACGCTTCTTCGACCATTGGCTTGGAGTACGTGTATTTGACGACGAGACGTCCTTGCACGCTCATCGTGTGTGGCTTGCCGTATCGCATTCTGAAAGCCCCTAGGGTGCGCCAAGCATCGCCTAACAGGTCTATCCTGTCTTTTGCGTGCGGGTACATGACCACGGTCTGCCCGTACAGGTCTTCCAAATCCTTCGGAGCGGGCGTGCCGGTCAGCATCAAAACATTCTTGGCAAGGTCGCTGATGCCTTTCACGACCTTGGAACGTCCGCTCCTAGGATTCTTCACCATGTGGCTTTCATCCACGATGAGACTGAAACCGTCCGGCACTTCGCCCAGCTTGGCGGCCATATTGTAGGACACCACGAGGAAACGATAGTCTTCCGGCCAGCCAATCTTCCGGTAGTCTTCGATGGTCAACGCCTTGCCGTGCGACCATTGGGCGATTTGCGGCAGCCATGCGGTTTTCACGACGCTTGCCGGACAGATGACGAGGATGTGTTCCGCACTGTCCAGCATGTCCATGCTGCGTTTCGTCTTGCCGGTACCGGCTTCGTCGAAGATGAAAGCCCTCATGATTCCTCCTTGTGCGCCGCCTCCCATGCGGCTATGCGTTCGCGTCCTTCCGGCGTTTTACGCCAGTTGCGCCAAGTCTGATAGCTGACGCCATGTTCGGCTTTAAATTTCTTCTGCCATTTGCGGCAGGCTTCTCGGCTTTCCTCACGATGCTGTTTTCGGTATCGCACCCAATATTCAAGCATTTTCTCATGGTGGGCGTTCACCCACTTCTTTTTGAGCTTCCGCTTGTGGGAGGCTTTTTCGGGCGTCATGTCCTTGTATCGGGTGACGGTCTTCTTCTTTTTGGCGGGGGGCATGGGCTTGGGTTGGCGCATCTGTTCGATGGCTTCCCAAGCCCCGGCGTCGAGAAGGCTGTACAGGTCAGTCGTTTTCTTCGTCATGATTGCGTGCCTTCACGGCGTCTTCCACCATGCCGACGATGCCCTTCACCATGCCGATAAGGATGAGGATTACCGCCGTGCTTCCCATGACCGACAGGCAGATGACGAGCAGGTATAGGCAGTTCATCATCAGTTCATGCATTTTTCTTCTCCTTTACGATGCTGAGACGGGTGGTTGTCGAGGTTTTCTGGAATGGGGTCAGGTCGGCCGGATGCTGGTTGAAATACGCTTTGTAGTCGGTGGTGGTGCGCGTGGTTTCGGCCAGTCTTGCGACATGTCCGGCGCATGACACTCGTTCGCCGGGGTGTTCGTCCAGCCATGTGGCGAGTTTTTCCTTCAGCATGTCGTACCTGTCTTTCGCTTCCAGCAGTTCGGCAAATAGCTGTTGTCCGCCGTTGTTCTCGTCTGCTGGTTGTTCCGCATTCTCGTATGCTGTCGCATACCGTTCCAGTTCGCCCGCTTCCATCACGTTTGGAATGATTATGACGTCGAGTGTTTCCTTGATTCGTTCGGTGATGTATTCGGCGTTCAGTGTCTCCCATGATGGGGGGCGTTGCGCGTAGATGATTTCCGCATGTTCCGTGTCCATCATGCGGGCTTCTATCTGCGCTTGGGCGGAATATTGTTTGCGCTGTTCGGTGGTGAGGAATGCGTAGGATGGTTTGCTTCCGGTCTTCACTTCCACCGTATGCAGGATGCCTTCATGGTCGCGGTAGGCGGCGTCAAGTGAGACGTGTAGGCGTCCGTCTGTGTAGAAGCTGTTGTCGTACCATGCGAGCTGTCCTGCCGCGAGGTCGGCGACCGGAGTGTTCTTCGACGCCAAGTCGAGTTGCAGGTGTTCGGCATACAGTTTGACCACCATAGGCTCCCATATGCTGCCGAACTGAATGGCGCTCTGTACCGCAGGAACGTCTGGCGGGGGGGATGGTAGTTCGCCGGATGCGATGAAATGCGCGAGGCTGGATGCGCCGACCGTGTTCTTGCGTGCTTCGAGCCATGTTTCACGGTCTTGAAAGATTCGGTATGTCAGATTTCTTTCGTCCATCTCATTTTTCCTTCCGAATCGACGATGAGGATATCATGGCAGACGTTCGTCATGTCCATCCAGCTTTTGAAGAACAGTATGGCGTCTACGGCTTTCTTTCCGTATAGGAGCATGACGTTTGCGTTATGTTCGGCGAGCGCCTTGAGTTCGCGGCACTGGTCGGGGCTTGGTTTGCCTACCGTGCGTTTCAGTTCGATGAACCATACGTTGCCGAGCTGGTCTACGGCGGTCACGTCTGGGAATCCGTTGCGTGAGCGTCCTTCGGTTTTCTGCACGTACCATCCTTGCCGTTCCAAGATTTTGATGAGACGGTTTTGGAGAGTGGATTCCAATGATTCCTGTCTGTGGCTATTCAATATTGGCATTGTCAGCCTCCTTGATGCTGGTGGCGCTTACCCATACGGCGTAGGTGCCGTCCGGCTTGCGGCGTGTCACTGCGGCGTATTCGACCTGCGGTTCAGTCCATGCGACGAGGTGCTTGCGTATATGATATGCGGTGGCGTTCGCGACGTTGCGCTTTCTATAGGAGTGGTATTCGGCCCATTTGCCGAGATTGTTTTTGAGTGCCGTGTTGAACATGGTGCTTTTCCGAATATTGGCGGGGGGTGTGTTTAGGAATTTCGTCATTTGTTGTCCTTTGGTTTGAAATATGCGGGCATGATTGATTTTGGCAGGATTCTGCCTTCGCGCTCCAACCGTTTCGCATGTGGGAACAGCCAGCCGCGTGACACTCCGAGTGCTTTCGCGGCTTGGCTGATGTTCATGCATGTGGTGAGCGCGTCAATCAGCGTGTCGTCACTGTAGTGGATTGGCGCGTTCATGGTTGTCTAGAATTCCGGTTCCGGTTCGCCGTCACCCTCGTCTTCGATGGTCAGCTGGGTGTATGCGCTGAACCTGTGGTGGGCGGGGGTGTTGTTCTTTTCGACTCGAAGCAGCTGCACGCCGGTGAGGAAGTAGGTGAGGCGTCCTTCCTTCGTGTTGCCGATTTTGAATGCGACGTTGGCAAGTGTGCCGTCGCCCGGCTCTTCGGCCAGTTCGATGTCGTTGGCGTTCTGGTCAACGATGCTGGGCCTCCACTTGGAAGACAGGTTGATGAGCCATTTGCCGCGCTGTGGCTGGGTTCCGTCCTTGAGGGTAATGAGGTCACCATCCTTGTAGCGGAGGTTGTCACCGTTGGCTCGCACGCCCAGCTGTTTCGCCGACGCTACGAGTTCCTTGTGCACGTCGCCGTTCTTCGGGAACGAGAGCTGCAACTGGTAGCTTGGTTCGATTCCGCGCTGTTTCGCCGAGTCGGACTGGTATTTTTCCTTGATGTGGACGAATCGGATTTCGCCTACGGCTTCGATTTCGAGCATGTCGTTTGCCATTGTTTTTCCTTTCAGTTGAATTCTTCAGTGAGGGACGGGCGTGGGAGGGGGGCGGTGGCTTTTCCGTCATCATCCATTACTGTGGTGAGGCCGAGCAGATGGATGAGGCCGTAGCGTCGATAGTAGGTTTCGAAACTGCCTACCTGTTGGGCGGCTGCGGCTGGATACGTGTAGCTGCTGCTTACCGCCTCACCGTGCTTCACCATGTCCGTGAGGTTTTCGCCATCGTGCGCAGCCTCGTAGACGGCGACGGTGAGCGTGCTGTAGACGGTTGGCATGTCCGTGTCCGCGCCGATGATTTCGCTTGCGCTTACCGCGGTCCAGCCCAAACCGTTTTCCATCATGCTTGACTTGACCAACTGCCAAATGTCGTTCAGTGTGGCGTACTTGTAGCCGTATCCTTCGGTGGTGCGTTTCACCGCTTCGACGGACTGTTGCACGGCTGTGATTCGGGTGAATACGTCGTGTCGTTTGTCATTCGCCATTGTTCTTCCTTTTTTCGATTTCGTTTTCGATGAGTGTTTCGTTGACTGCAAGGCTGTATGCCGTTGCTACGATATCATCGAAGTCCTGTTGTGTGTGCGGGAGGTGTTCGCCGAGCGTCAGTCTGGCTATGGTTGCAAGGTTTTCGTCGGTTGGGTTAGTCTCGTAGGCGTCTATGCGGCTCTGCCATACGTGGTGGCGTCCTTGCAGCCATGCGGTGAGCGCGTTCTGATAGTCTCGTGGCGTGTACGGTGTCGCGATTTCGAACGCGACTATGGTGCCTACCGCGTCGGCTCCGGCGTTGAGCGCACTGTTGGATAGGCAGCTCAGACATGTCGCAACCTTGTTGCGAAAATATTCTAACTGATTCATTGGTTACCTCATTTCCTTGGTTCCATTATTATTATATCAGGGCGTGCCTTGCGACACGGTCGCTCTCCTCATGGAGAG